CTAGCGTTTTAAGCAGCAACCGCTTTGAGGTTGTTGGCATAAATGATGGCTTCTTTGACTTTAGGGCAAGGGCGATCAACAACATCGGCGTGCGTGGTGAATGGCGAACTATTGAAAACCGTCAAATCTCTTTATTTGCTGCCCCACCGCAAGACGTGCAGAACTTGGCATCAAACGTGGTCGGCAATACGCTGCATTTAAGCTGGACTCCAGTTACCGATCTTGATCTTTCTCACTACAAATTGCGCTACTCGCCAACAACTAGCGGTGCAGCATATCAAAACTCGATTGACGTTCTGCAAAAGATTAGCCGACCAGCTAACAGCGTCACGCTGCCATCTAAAGTCGGCACATACTTTATCAAGGCGATTGATAAGCTGGGCAACCCATCAGTGGACTCCCAAGCGACCGTTGTTCAGACAAGCACTGCTGACATTGATCAGCTAAATTCTGTGTTTACCGAAACAGAAAACCCTGCATTTGCTGGCGCTAAGTCTAACATTGTCAGGTTGACTGAGGACGGCGCAAATCCTTACATCACGCTGGACACTAGCGCGACTTTTGACAGTTTCACAGGCAACTTTGATGATGCTGTCGGGCTTTTTGATGGCGGCGGCGGGACTGTTGTTGCCAGCGGGATTTATTATTTTGAGGACTATGTTGATCTCGGTGACAAATATGTTTCCCGCGTTCAAGCCAACATGGATGTTTCGTTTATTGATTACGTCAACGATTTCGACGCGGTTTCTGGTTTATTCGACACCCGCGAGGGTAACTTTGACGGCGACACAGCGCAGTTTGACACGACAAGCGCACGCACGCAGATTAGCTTTACCAACGACAACCCCGCCGCCGCGCCTACGTGGTCGGACTGGAGTGACTTTTTTGTCGGTGACATAGCGGCACGCGCTTTGCGGTTTAGGGTTATTCTTGAAAGCAGCAACCCTGCAAACGCTCCGTCTGTAAGTTCTCTTAATGTGCAGATAGATATGCCTGACAGAGTTGAGAGTGAGGATGACATAACCTATACTGGCAGCAGGGTGGTTTCATTCCCGTCGTCGTTCAGAGCCAAACCTGCTATTGGGATTGCAGCGACATTGGCAGACGGTGACAGATATGCTATTACTGGTAAAAGCCGTTCTGGTTTTACTATCACGACCTATACGGGTGCATCTATAAGCAGCAATGCAGTCACTTTCGATTATGTTGCTAAAGGATATGGCAAGGAACTAAGCGCATGAGTCAAAATGATTTAAACATAGCCAACCAAGGCTTCCCTAGTTTTCGAAGCGATCTGAATGACGCGCTTCAAGCGTTGGGTAGCAATTCGTCTGGTGCCACTGAGCCTGCGACGACGTATGCTGGCCAGTTTTGGTATGACAGCACGAACAATGTGGTGAAGTTCCGCAATGAAGCCAACAGTGCTTGGATTGATCCGCCGATTGCTGGGCTTGTGACTGCGCTTTCAGATTTAGGTGTGACTGCTTCAGCCGCCGAGTTGAACAAAATGGACGGTGTGACTGCGACGACAGCCGAGATCAACTACATCGACGGCGTGACCAGCAACATCCAGACGCAGTTAAATACAAAAGGCGTGGGCGACATCACTGGCGTGACCGCTGGCGATGGAATTTCTGGCGGTGGTACAAGTGGCACTGTAACTCTTAACATTGAAGACGACCAGCGCGGTCATATCTCAGCTATAGGTCGTGACGCTAACGATTACTTCCAAGTTGGAACAACCACGCACAAATGGTTTCTTGACGGTGCAGAGGACATGCGCCTTGAGAATGATGGCGACCTACACGTTGAAGGCAACATCATTGCTTACTCAACCACAGTCTCTGATGAACGCCTAAAGACTGACATCGTTAAGATTGATGGCGCTCTGGATAAGGTTGCACAGCTAAACGGCTACACCTTCACATACACTGCTGACGGTAAAAAGTCTGCTGGTGTCATTGCTCAAGAGGTCCAGAAGGTTCTGCCCAGCGCAATCACTGAAAGCAAGTTGCCTCTCAAGATGGGCGACGATGACGAAACTGAATACATGACTGTGCAGTATGACCAGCTAATCGGCCTTCTGATTGAAGCAGTCAAAGAGCTAAAGGCAGAAATCGCTGAACTGAAGGGGAAGTGATATGGCTTTACCAGCATCAGGTCAGATAACCCTAAACCAAGTCAACGTCGAACTTGGCAACAGCGGCACCGCTCAGATTGACATGGGTGGCGCTGCCGTCCGTGGCTTGTTTGGCATTGCGTCAGGCGAGATTGAAATGTCTGACGGCTATGGCAAGTCTAGTGAGACAGTCCTTCCCAGTGCTGGCACGATCAATGGCCAAAGCTATCAGAAAGAAATCACGGTCAGCAGCTTTATATCATCTGGGGGTACGCTTCGCATCCCTTCAACCATTTGGGTTTGGTCCGACAGTATAACTACAGCCGCTTTGACTGTTGATATACCTTGCACAATTATCAACGAAGGTAAGATCATTGGCAGGGGCGGTAGTTACACAAACGGCGGTAACGGTCAAACTGGTGGTTTTGCGGTAAAGATAAATTCTAGCACTTCTGGCGTAACGATCACAAATTCTTCTGGCGCTTATATTGCAGGTGGCGGTGGTGGTGGTGGTGGAGACACTGGCGGCGGCGGCGGTGCTGGCGGCGGCCTTGGGCTGTATCACTCAAGTGTGATTGATTTGAACGGAACAGGCGCTAATGGGGCAAACCCATATGGCGGTGGCGGTATTCAGGGCGGCTTTGCTGGCGGTGCTGGCGGCGGCGGCGGTAGTTACACAAACGGCGCTCCCGGCGGCGGTGGTGACGGCGGGCGAATACTCCCCGGTGTTGGCGGCGCGGGTGGTTGTGGATCTTGGTGCGGCGGCAATGGCGGTTCTGCTGGTAACAACGGCAACAACGGCGTTAACAGTGGCTTCTATGCTTTCTGGTCTGGCGGCGGCGGCGGCGGCTGGTCTGGCTCTGGCGGACAGGGTGGTTATGGTTTTGGGGGTTCTGGTGGCTCAGCAATCAACGACAGTGGAAACTCATACACGCTATCAAATAGCGGCACAATTTACGGAGCAACTTAATGGCTACGAGATATTTTTATTGTGGAGCAATATACTCAACTGAAGCTGAAGCGCAGTCGGCTGCGGTTTTGCAGGCGGCAAGGTTTGAAAACAACCCTACTGATTGGATCGTGGTGAAAGAAATTTCTGGAAGCCAAGAAGGCGGGTGGCAAATAATCCCAAACTCACTGACCGACGACCAGATCAAGAATATTGACCCGTCTAAAACTTATTTGCTTGCTTCTGTTGTCGAGGGCGAGAACATAATGCCTGCAACTTCTTCCGAGGTTACTGCAAAAGCTTTGTCTTATCGTCCAATTTATGCGGCTCATATAAGAGCCAATATTATACTTTCAGACCTTGGTTCAACTGATTTAAGCGATGGCGCAATAATCCCAACCGATGTAGATATGTCTGGCTATATGTCTTAATAAGTTATCTTGGGGGGGAGTTATGTTTTTCAAAAAAAAGACAGAAGAGCCTGTGTTTTTGGATTGTTACACCTACAGTCATTACGCTTACAATCATGCGCAGATAGCGCCTTCGCATAAATACTTTCCAGAATGGTTTAAGCGAGAAGCTAAATTTCTGGATGACGGAAGCGCCACTATAAAAAATTGCAGCGCGTTTACAGATTTTTACACTAAGGGCATTGTCGTCCCGCTGTGGGGCGAAGTTGAAATTACTGTAAACCCCAAGAGTGAGGCAAACGAAAAAGATGTTTACACATGGGTGTCTTCAAATGCAGACTTTGACTTGCATAGCATGAACCACCCGAAGCGGCAGTGGCAGGGTTTCGGCGATGACGATACGTTTAACATAAAGTTTGTGTCCCCGTGGGCGTTCAAAACGACGGAATTAATAAATTTCACATGGACGCAGCCCACATGGAGCCAGCCAGATACATTCGATAATTTCACTGCTTTGCCAGCGGTTATGCAGTTTAAAAGCCAATCTTTCACGAACATAAATTACGTTGTTAAGCAGACAGCAAAGCAACAAACGATTAACCTGCAACCCCTGACGCCAATGGCGATACTTCACCCCATGACAGAGCGAAAAGTAGAAATTAGAACTCATCTTGTTGACAGAGAAAAGTTTGAAAAAATTATGACAAGAGCAGGCGGCATGTTATTAAACGCCTCTGGAAACCCCGCAGCAGGCGGGGGGTCAAAAAGTTTACGCTCTAGGAAAGAACGCTTCTGGAGCAAGGCGGACGAGTTAAACAAATGCCCATTCCAATGATCCCGATTGATAAGCAGGCTCACTTCTGGGCGGGGGCGGCAATAGCTGCCTCGGTCACGTTGTACGCAGGCCCGTTGTTTGGTCTGGCCGCTTGCGTTTTGGCTGGTGCAGGTAAAGAGGTTTATGACGCCACTGGTCGTGGCACACCTGACGTTTGGGACTTTGTGGCTACGGCTGCGGGGGCCGTTGTTATCTTGCCAATGTTTTTGTAGTTTTCTGGATAAGCCAACAAACATTGGCGCGTGACGTGGAACTTTGCATTATGTGCAGAATGTGATAACTTGCAACTGCATATGCAAACTTAATGGAGGCCCGAAATGGCTACTTTGAACAATCGTGTGTTCGACAACGGGCTGACCGTTTTAGACACAGAAGCAGACAAGATCATCATCACATCGCAAGAGGCCACGACGTACACAGAGGCAAACGACACTTACGCTCTTGGCAACAGCACATCCCTATCCATCGGTGCTCCACAGGATCGCTCTGGTGGTGGACGTGAGGTTGTAGTTGCAGCTATCACCGATGGCTCTGTTACTGGAACGGGCACTGCTACGCATTACGCGATTGTTGATGTGTCCGCCACACTTCTAATGGCGACAGGTTCTTTGACCGCTTCGCAGTCAGTGACATCTGGAAACACATTCACATTGTCATCGGTTGCTGTTGGCATACCTGACCCAGCTTAAAGGGGTCAATCATGGCGGGATTATTTGACAGTCAGGCAGGTCTGTTCGACAGCAGACACGGTCTTTTTGACGATGGTGGCATTGACGCCATCTCCGCCAGTGGCTTTTCCACACAGGCTGCAAGCGTAGGTCAATCTGCGCTTGTGGTCGGTGTTGGGTTTAATGGAAATTCAATAACAACGGCTGCGCCTACTGTTGGGCAGTCTGCAATCGGCCAGACCCACGCGATCAGTGGAAATGATATTTATACCGCTGCGCCTGTCGTGCTGGCGATTACAATGTCAGAGCGTGAGACATTTAATGCCGACCCAATATCGGCTGGCACGCCTACCGTTCAAGGCTCTCAGATATTACAATCTCACGTTCTGTCTGCGGTTGGCTTTGAAACAGGCGTCCCGTCTGTAACTGCGTCTGCCATTTTTCAAGTGCATACATTATCTGCCACTGGCATAACGACAGCAGCGCCTTCGGTTGGGTCAATCACAATGGCAGAGGCCGAAACCTTTGCTGGCGACGATATTACATCTGGCTCGCCATCTGTCGGCGCTTCTGACTTGGCGCAAGATCACGATCTTTCCTTGGTCGGCATTGTGACTGGTTCACCCAGCATTGGTTCTTCGTCTGTATCGCAAGATCACGATTTGTCGGCTGTCGCTATTACTGCGGGTGCGCCTTCTGTTCAGTCGCCTTCGATTGGCCAGATAATTAATTTATATCTTGCCGACATTACAACGGCTGCTCCCACGGTCGCTCAGTCTAGCATTGACCAGAACCACGCAATTAGTGGCGAAAATATTTACACGGCTGCGCCTATTGTCCTGTCAATTACAATGTCAGAGCGTGAGACATTTAATGCCGACCCAATATCGGCTGGCACGCCTACCGTTCAGAGCGCGAATTTATCTGAGGGCAATAACCTTTCAGCGGAAGACATCACCAGCGGCGCGGCTTCTGTTGCTTCATCATCGTTGGTTTATGGGATTGTAATTGTTGCAGACAATATCAATTCAGAACCTCCAGAACTGAGCAGCAGCGCCATCTCATGCAATCATGTTTTAAACGCTGACGGCATTACATCTGGGGTTCCTTATGTTGAGGATGCTCAAAACGTCCCCAATACTCACTTTAATTGTGAAAACATTATTGCTGGCACACCTGTTGTGCCTGATATGTTTTTCAATGGATCGGGCCGCAGAGCAGTCCAAGTTTCAAATTCATCTGTAAATGTTGTAATCGTCACCTCTAATCCAAATGCGTGTATAGTGGCGACGACAATGCCAAACAGTGTTCTAGTCCAGAAATCAAACGAGGTTGCATAATGACTTTTTACGTCAAGCAAAACGACACAAGCCCATCAATTTTAGCAACCTTAAAAGATGCTGACGGCGTTGCGGTTGATCTAACGGGGGCATCGGCCCGCCTGCATATGCGCAAGATTGGTTTTACTGAAGTGACCGTCGATCAGGCTGCAACAATCGTGACAGCCCTTTCTGGAAAGGTCCGATATGATTGGGTTGCCGCAGACACGGCGGCGGTTGGTTCTTATGAGGCCGAAATAGAAATTACTAATTCGGATGCCAGCATTGAGACGTTTCCCAACGATGGTTTTATTCGGGTCGAGATTACCGACGACATCGCTTGATTGGAGTTTTAAAGATGGAAATGGACTCACTCTTGAACATACTTTTTGCCGTAGTAATCAGCGGCCTTGGCTGGTGGATTAAATCACAGCACGAAGAAATTCGGCGCGTTACAATTTTGCTCAATAGAACCCGCGAGGAAATGAGCAAAGAATACGTGACTAAATCTGACAGCAATCAGGTATTGATGCAGATCATGAGCAAATTTGACAAATTGGAAGAAAAAATAGACCGTTTGATGGAGCGGTAGGTTGGATGTTGGTTCTCGAAACCCTTGCTGCGGCGAACGCTGCATATTCAATTATTAAGAAAAGCCTCGAAGCTGGTCGAGAGGTCAACGATATTGTCGGACATGTCGGAAAGTTTCTAACCGCAGAGGACGAATTAAAAGAGGCGGTAAAGCGCAAGAAAAGCAACCCCATCACAGCTATCACTGGTGGAGCCGAGGGCGATTGGGCTGAATTTCAGGCTCTAGAGGATTTAAAACGAAAGAGAAAAGAACTGGAAAGCTGGTGTCGATTGTATGCCCCCAGCGGCACTTGGGACCGTTGGCAATTTTTCCAAGCTGAAGCACGTAAGGCTAGACGCGCAGCGCAAAAGCAAAAGCAAAAAGAACGTGAAGAAATGTTTGAAGCCATAACTTTGGCAGTAAGCGGGCTGCTCGCCCTTGGTGGGGCTGGAGCATTGATTTGGTTCCTTGGGCGATATTGGGAGAAATGGTAAGATGTGGGTGCTAATTTGGTTCCAGATAATCAACAACAATGTCTCTCATTTTGAATTGGGTCAATTTGTATCTAGCGGTGAGTGCGCTAGGGCTAAAGATGATGCAAAGGTTCTAATCACAAACAGCCACACGGTGACTTACTGCTTTGAAGTTATATCGAAACCAAAGGGGTGATTATGTTGTGTATGACGCGCACGGTAAAATTGTGATAATAACGTATCACAGAAAGCACGCGATTGCGTATGCAAGGAGGATGCAAGATGGCAACAAGACTAGATGAGTGGAAAGTTTTACCGCGTCTGATGATGCTGGTGACAACCATTATGTACATCCGCTGCCTTGAGTGGGCGCTTTCGCAACCAGACCTTTCAGTATCGCAAGCGGGTCTAATATCAGTCGTCACTGGGGCTTTCACAGGCTCGTTTGGCATTTGGATGGGTAAGGAGTCAAAGTAATGTTTCAAGCACTATTAGGTCCGCTGGGGTCACTCGCAAGCACATGGCTGTCGTCTAAGGTCGAAACCAAGGCCGCTGAGACGCGAATGAAGGTGTCCGAGGCCGACGCTAGGGCAAAGATTATGCTGTCCGCTGCAACGTCTGAGGCTGATTGGGAGCGCATTATGGCGCAAGGTACTCAGAATAGCTGGAAGGACGAATTTCTGGTAATTTTGTTCAGTATACCATTGGTTTTATCATTCTGTGGCTAATGGGGGCGTAGGACTGTGGCTGACGGGTTTGACGCGCTGTCTACTATGCCAGAGTGGTATCAGT